CGGCAATAAGCTGGTTGTCCTACCTAAGCCTGCGCGTTTAATCCTAACGCTGGCTGGCGCTGCTAACGCAAAAGCGGCTGATATCAAAGTTGTGGTAACAGGTGAGTTGACAGGCGCTAACTAGCCAGCAATCAACTTAGAAGTCTAAACGATAAACAAAATAGGCTGGCTGGTTTCAGTCAGTCTATTTTTTTAGGAGCAAATCAGCGATGAGCAAGCAAGATGAAGTATCGATTAAGTACATTGGTAAGCGTGAGCCGTGGCACGACCGGCTTTACCGCACTGGCCTTGTCTTTGATTGCAATCAAGTACGCACTATCCCCTGGGATATGGCACGCAAGTTTTTACGTCATGAAGACCTCTTTGAGAAATTCGAGCCAGTGGTCGAAGAAGAGCCGCCAGTCGATCCATCAAAGGACGATGCACCACCAGGGAAAGTTAATCTTGAAAAGGCGAAGCCTGATGAAAAAGATGACGATGGTAAAGCGGATTCGACGTCAAAAGATGATACGCCGGATGACAGCGATCAAAAGCCTGATGACACGCAAGCACTGCTTGATGAGCAAAAGGCGAAGGATAAAGACAAGGATGATGAGCAGACAGAGTTGCAAGCACTTTATGACCAAGTAAGTGTCATGGAGAAGGATGCGCTCAAAGACTTTGCTCAAAATCACTATCAGCAAAATACCAACAACTCAAAGTCGGTTGAAAATATCCGCTTGGACGTGACCGCCATGATTGATCAGTTTGGAGCACCGTAATGATTTTGTCTGAATTGATACGCAGATTCCGCGTCGCAGCATTTGATAACGAGCAGCCGTATCTATTCGCTGATGAAGACATTACTGACTGGCTGAATGATGCGGTCAAAGAAGCGGCTATTCGTGGTCGTCTTATTCACGACTCAACGACTACTGGCGTTTGTGCTATCGCTACGGTGCCAAACGTATCTATCTATGCGCTACATGAATCCTTGTACGAGATTGATTCATTGCGGTGGGTAAGCACAGTATCGCCTGAACGGTCAGAACCTATCTACTTAACCTCACAAGAGGATATGGGTGGGATATGGCATGACTGGCGCACAAGAGATTATGGTACGCCTGAGTATGCTATTCAGCACGATACAAACATTCGACTCGTGCCAGCGCCTAACGTGGCTGGCGAGATAGCGCTTGAGGGTTATCGCACGCCATTGGTGCCGATGCTGCTCGATACCGATAGGCCAGAGATTAACATTATTCACCATGAGTACCTTATTCATTGGGCGCTACATAAAGGCTTTGGGATTCCAGATTCTGAAGTTTTTGATATGAACAGATCCGCATTGGCAGAGCAGGAGTTTACTGATTACTTTGGTCAACGTCCTGATTCAGATTTACGGCGTATCACACGCGAAGACGTACCCCATACGGTCAAACCGTTTTGGGTTTAACTTAATTAAGAGAGGGCCTTATCATGGCTAATACGTTATACGATGCCGCACGTAAGCGGTTTTTAGAAGGTCAGATTAACTGGATGACCGATACCATTAAGGTATTGCTGGTTGATACTGGCGCTTACACGCCACAAGTCAGTACGCATGAGTATCTGTCGGATATTTCAAGCTCAGCGCGTATTGCAGGTCCAGTGACGCTGACCAGTAAATCTACTGCTGGCGGTGCTGCTGATGGTGCTGACGTTACCTTTACGTCTGTAGCTGGCGCGAGTATTGAAGCAATCGTTATCTATCAAGATACATCGAGTGAAGCGACTTCTCCACTTATCGCTTTTATTGATACCGCTACTGGCTTATTGGCGAGCCTTTGCGCAGCGATGCGTACTATCCGTTTGGCTTAACTGACCAATCACACCAAACGGCGGTGGTATTACCATAAGGGGCTGTGACGGTGTAGAAGTTCGTCATCACTGCGCTGTTTGATTTAATTGTAGCCATCTTTACTGCTCCTATTTACCGCGACCGAATGAATCAACAGCGGTATCAACCACTGTAATACCGTAGTCAGTGAACTCATGACCATTGCCAGTGTCAACATCAAAGCGAATCTTCGAGACGCCGCGAATTGCACCAATCAATAGCTCGACTTTATCGCCATGGTCTAGCTCTTTCTCAGACCAGAAGAATGGCATACCAGAACCTTTGTGAGCCGCCATTGCCTCAGCAACCGCCTGACCACCTAAGATAAGCGAGCGGTCAACCGCAAACTTCTCACCGAATGACGCCGGTACTTTGGCAGTCGCTTCTTGCTCACTGGTGTATGAGGTGCTGTACTGCATATCATCGCCAGCATAGAAGCGGATAGGACGTGGCATCTTAATCATTAAGAAGCCATTCCAGATACCGGCCTGACCTTTAAATAAAGGATGACCAGCAGCTTGAGCGGCACGAGCCAGTGCAGCAGCTTGGAATTGACGGAACGCCGGGTCAGCAGCAAACTTGTTGTACTGAGCTGGTGACAACATCCATACACGTAATGGGTCGTCTTCTGACATCGTATCGCCTTCAAACTTGACGATAGGTGGTGGCAGTGCGATTTGGTCCATTAGCGACTTCATCGAATCGATGGTGTCCATCTTCAGCATATCGGCTGTGGTGATATCAATCTCACCGCCAGTCTGTTTGAATTGCTGAATACCAGCACCGCTGGCTAGATAGTGACGGTTTTTGGTTGGCGCTTTAACATCGTTAACCATGATCTCTTTAAACTTCGGATCATCTTTAGTGGGAACAACCCACTCGATGTTATTTTGATGACCGCGAGCACCAGCCATGTGAACGAGTAACGACTGGTCAACGTAGCGAGCCATTAAGCTCTCAGCGACCGGACGACCCATAGCGCGGAAGTCTACTGGTGTACGAATACCAGTCATGGTATCGCCCATATCAATCGGGAAACGTGCTTGATTGACGCGCAGCTTGTCTTCACTGAACGACATACCAGTACCGCGACCTTCGGCAAAGTTACTGCCCATAATCGGTTTAGCGCCTACTGGATTGAGCAAGTGAAAGGTCACTTCATCACCAGTGCCTTTACCCAAGTCTTGTACTTGGACGATTGGCATGTGCTGCGTGGTTTGTTTGCGAATGGTTGCTTCAGCACCAGCAGTACCTTTAGGCATTTTGCCTGTCAGCTTTTGCATGGTGCCATTTCGATTCATGTGAGCCGCAAACAAGCCAGCGGCTTGTACGACCATATTTTTCTTATCGCCGTATGCGGCGTGGGTTTTGGTAGCCATCTATGCCACTCCTAAAAAGTATTGTTTAAGTATTGCTCGCGCTTCTCAGGCGACCAATCCGCCATCGCTTCAACCAACTCAATGCCAGACATTGCGTCCATTTGTTCGCGGATATCGAGTGCGCCTTTATGTCCACCAGGTATGTCGCTTAGGCTGGCAGGAATAGCAGGCGCGGTATTCTTAATTGCCTCGCGTGCCTTGGCTTTTAAGTCATCGGTTGATGGCTTGCCAGCGTCGGCAGCAGGCGTGCTAGTTGTTGATTGCTTAAAGTTATTGAGTAGTTCGACGACTTGCTCAGCAGTACCTTGCGTTAAGACCCCATCAAGTGCAGCTTGAATGTAGGTCGGCTGTGATACCTTCCACGCTTCAAACTCGCTACTCTCAACGATAGAATCAGCATCGGTATGTGCTTCGTAAATCGTGCGCATGTGGGCTTCAGCGGCACTCTCTTGCTCTTTTTGCTGCATCGGCTCTAAAGCTTTTGCAACGCGAGCATCGACTTGTGCTGTTACGCGCTCATCAATCAGCTTGTTAATACCTTCTGCCAAAGCCTCTTCAGAGAAATCTCCAAAGTAGTCAGGGTTCACGCCAGCATCGATTGCGGCCTGTGCCGTCTCAATGTCCTGCTCTTGCTGCGTTGGGGCAACAGTGGCAGGCGTTTGGTTTTGCTTGCGTAAAATCTCTAACTCAGCATTGGCAGCGGCTAACGCTTCTTGTGATACGCGGTCACGTTCACGCGCTTCGACCAGCTTTTCATAAGGAATGGTGTGTACGCCATCACGAGCGAGGACCACCTTTTCACCTTCAACATCATCGTTCGACGAGTCATTAGGTTTGTCAGCGGGGGCTTCTGTGGCTGGCGTGTCATCCTTATCATCAGGATCAGTGGTCTGTTCATCCGCTGCGGTATCGGCTGGCGTGTCGATACTTTCCCCTTGCGAGGTATCGCCATTCATACTCATTTCTAAGTAACGCGCTGCGTCTTGAGGCGACCAATCGCCATCATTAAAGCTGTCATCAATAAAACTATTTGCATCAACTGTCATTAATCTGTCCTTTACCCATGTCGGAGGGCTACCGTTAAAAAACAGGTTTCGCCACTAGCAATGGCTTGATAACAATTTAAGCGTTAGCAAGGTTTTATGCGAACCTTATAGGGGTGTCGGGCTTGCCAGCCAAATTTTGGGCACAAAAAAACCACCGCTAAGGGTGGTTTGGATTATTGAGAGTGGTTAGTTTTCTAAGTAACCGTCAGCTATCTGCTGGTCAACGGTTTCTTTTATCAACTCCCAGTTATCAGGATTGATAGCTATAACGCTATCATCATTGGTGTCTATCAAGAATATAGTATTGTCGTCAACATCAACTCTTACCATTGAATAATCCATCACTCCACCTCATTCATCAACTGCTGCAATGCCTCACCAATCCCCACGCCTTGCGTCTTAGGCTTGGCACGAAACAGTAGCACGTCATTATCAGTCAGCATGTCGTTGATGGTAATGCGCATCTGCGGCTTGTCAGTAGCGCTCACATCATTTTGTGATAGTTCGCTTGGCGCAGTCGCTAAGCTCTCACGTATCAAGTCACCATTAGTAGTATTAACCATCATAGTAGCTGGCGCGTCATCGCTACTGGTAAAGCTGTACAGATACTCAGTGACAGTCATGTCCTGCTCGCTCAGGCTGACTGCTTCGGCTTGACCATTCATAAGTAAGTCGATGTTCATTATTTGTCTTCCTTGTTCTCGCCAGCATCTTTATAGCCTTCCAACTTATCTAAGCGCGCTCGATTGTCTTTCATTTCTGCATCTATATTGTTCATAGCGTTTTTCAAAGACTCTATCTCAAGCGCATACTCTTTCTTTTTATTAGCTAAGTGCAACTGCTTCTCAAGAAGTGACTTTATCTCAAATAGCATATTGTCTGACTGGCCTAAATCTTTCTCGAAAAACTTAATAGGCTTGAGTGTTATATATTGCGTAGGTGGTTTTTTATCTGACATAACATTACTCGCTACTGTAATCGCTAGTAGAAGGCGTCAGAAGCACGTCTAGCGTAACGTGCTTGTCGGTTATAAGAAGCTATCGAATAACCTATCTGACCAATTCAGTTTATCACTCCGCTGGTAGGTTGTCTGTAATTGTTGGCGTTTCAATACCTTGCATTGACGATGGCGCATCTTGCGGTACTGGTGGGAACATCGGACTGGTATTTTGCTGCACACCTTCGGGTAACTCGCCAGCCAACTCATCGGGTAATGGCTGTGCTGGCATGTCAGCAGTAGGATAGTTAGGGTCGTCGCCCATTGGGTTCGGACGTTGATAGCCTGCACCCATCATAATCTCATCAGCAATAGGTGCAATCTGTGGCATCTGTGCAATCTGAGCGCCGCCTTGCATCGCACTGTAAGCCGCTTGGACGCCAATACTAACAGAGTCAGCATCAATCTTTTTAATCTCACTCGCGGCTTTAAGTTCTTTGATAGCAACCTCACGCTCTTTAAACTCATTACCAGATTTGATAAGCGCTTCTTGCACTGCTTGATCAACCTGCTGTTGTATCTCTTCAGGTGATTGCTGCATATCAACCTCTTTCACGTCTTCGATAAACTTCTTCTTGTTCGGTATATCCATGAGTGACAGCATGTGCGGTAAGGCTGGCGTCATGTATTTTTCAGGCAATGCTTTGATGACTTCGCTTAGTGCGTTTAACTGCTGCGCTCTGTAGCTGTTGGTGCTTGGTACGTCTTCCAATGCAACCATCAAGCGTGTCTTGCTAATATCGTTTGATAGATAGACCTGTCCAGTCTCAGGATCGCGCTCTGGCGCATTGATAACCACTGAACGCTCTTCCGTGACTGCATCGCCTTCAATAACAATCGTCTGCGGCTCGCTACCCAAGTCCTCAATGATGATTGCCAGTAGTAGCTCACCCACGTGCTTACGACCTTCACGAAAGTTATCCATGACATCGGCTAGCGATTGATTACTCTGCTCAACTTGTAGCTGCTCTTGATAGCCTGACTGCGCGCTACCAACACCACCCTCAAAACTTGGCGTAATACCAGACGTATTTTTGATGGACTGTCTGTTCTCAGCAAGCATCTGATAATGCTGGCTAGTCAACTCATAGTCTCGAATAATCTCAAAGCGTGCGCCCGGCTCTTTCATATGCTTCTGATCAAGAACAATATCACCATCTGGACGTGCTGCTTGCTTACGTACTTGCGCATCCGACATAGCGACAGCGCCTTTGGTGCGCTCCATGCGAGTAACCGACATACCCCAACGCAACTTGGCTAACGCGCTATTAAGACTATCTTGCGAGTATTTCATATCACGCACATAGCCGTAAGGTATGCCAGTCGCATCTTCACGAAAACCCCAAAACGGCACGTATGGGAAGTGAGTGTGCGAGTAAGGACTTGGCGCATCATGCAATAAATGCGGCCCTAACCAATATGATCTGCGCATACGAGTGACGGTAGCAGCGATTGGTTTGGTCATGCCAGCAGCTACAGCCATTACATGATTCTGATTGTCTTCGTCATACTCAACGACACGGCCATCAGGCGTCTTGATAACCGTTGCCGCTTCCCATCTGCGATACCACAGCTCATAAACACACAGCTCTTTATTTGTTGGATTGTACCAGCGCTCTTCGTGCATGGTATAACTACGACCATCTCCATTCGAGTTGGCAAGTCCTGTACTAGCGCCACCGTCGTAGCTTGGTGACATATGCCATGAGTCAATGCCATGCGTACCTAACTGCATAATCTTTTCTTTATGCTCAGGGAATGACAAAGCGATACGCTCAGGACGCAACCACTTAGCACGACGTAACCAACGAGCATCTGACAAGTCGGCTTCAGTCGCTCGCATATCCCAATGGATCTCGTTACGATGAATCTTGCGGCAACGATACGGGTACTTGAATGGGTCCGTCTCTTTACTCACCTCAACCCAACCGATACCGCATTTGATTTGCGTCTCAAAGGCGTCTGAGCACGCTTTATCAGCCTTACTATTACGCTCAGCTTGATTGATCTTATAATTGAGCGCATCTGCTACGTCTTGGCCACCAACTTCGCCATTCGGCGTAACACGCCAATCTGTTCTAACAGTCTGCTCATAACCTTGGATTGCTCGCAGTGCTGGACCAATCAAATTTTCGATAGCAGGCGGCAGACCAAGCTCACGTTGCTTCTTCAGCAGCTCACCGTCTAATTGATTGCCGTCAGCGTAATCCATCTCTGAATCAGCAATATGCCGCCACCTTGGTTGCTCTTCAATTTCATTGATAATCTCTTGATACTCAATCAATGACAATGATTGGGTTGAGGTGAGTAAAGAGACGGACCCATTCAAGTACCCGTATCGTTGCCGCAA